TGATGACTGTTACAAACTTCAAGAGATGGGCAGAACTATTAAACTTTGATTATAAGATAATGATTGAAGATAAAGATGGTTCAGATTTATTTAAAGACGTTAATTATGATAGTAAGGTGCTATAGAGTACCTTACTATCTAAAAATAATTTAAATAATTGGGGGATTAAAATGTTAAAGGAAATAATGAGGAATAAGAAAATGGTAATATGGTTATTATTGGTATTCATTATATCATTTCTAATAGGATTCACGAATGCTATTAAGAAAAGAGATAGAATAAAACAAGAAAAAGTTGCTGTTGAGGCTCAACACACTTTTAGAAAACAGCCGACTGAAGATCATTGTAAGTATAACTTCAAGAGATAGACTTGGACTGAAATAACGTAATTTATGATAGTAGGTATTATAGTGTACCTTACTATCTTTTAAAGTATAATTTATAAAGGGGATTTGCGTATATGTGGTTTTATAATGAGATACAAGATTTATTTAAAAGAATAGAATTGTATATAGCCGAATATATTGAAAAAGATAATAACGAGCTACCCAGATTGCTACCCAAATCTATACCACTCTCTGGTAAAATAATACATGGTACTGGTCCATTTACTATGGTATATAAAAATGGCACTGTGAGCTATAGAGAAAATGTATTCGAAATAACTATTGAAAATGTAAAAGAAATAAATATTGATAATGTGAAATATGAATTAGAACTCAATAAAAGTGCTGACCCATCTAAAAGAGATCTCGTGGAATTTAGACGCAATGGTACAATATTGAGTAATGATATACAGTATAAATTTATAATTGATATAGTAGCAGATTTTGTAACAGAATTCCAAAACTTCAACAGAGAAGCAAGGTATGCTCGATTATTACTCATGTGTGGGGATATACTTAGATACGGTGTAGACTATACTGAAATTAAGAAACTCGAAGACTTTTTAAAATAATTGATAGAAAAAATATAAAGGAGAGAATGAATATGCATGATAATGTAATAGTAAAATTCGCTACTAATATTATTAATAATTATATTATCCATAATAAATTATTAGAAGGTGAAGTAATATATCCTTATAAGAATGAAGATGGTAGTTATAATACTCAATATAGTATAAATATTAGGACTAAATCTAAGAAAGATAAGTTGGTTTCTAAGATTCGTTTCTATCTACCAGATAAGAAAGAAGATATAAGATATTCTGGAGTAATGAAAGTTAAATTTGATAGTAACCGCTCAATTGAATCTATCGTGGTAGTATATCATAAATTAGAACTTCCTATAAATATTTATGATACACCAGAAGGTTTTAAAATTGAATTAGAAGAATCTAATTTATTGAGTAAAGAAGAATTTGATAAATTAAGTGAAATAGTCTTTGGAGATATTAATAACTTGAGTTGGTGGATTGCCGAATTTAATTCAAGTATGGTTGGGGCGTATGATAATGAGACTAATAAACAGAAGAAACGTTTAAAGAGTTTCATTAGTGAATATACTAAATGTAAAAAAAGTATTGATAATGTTATGATGTGACTATTATGATTGAGGTGTGTATATGAAAGAACTGACAAAGAATGTAACAAAATTGACTTCCAAAGCTTTATCTTATTACAATAAGTCTGTTATATCAACTAAGAATGATTCAATATCACCTGAAGTGGTGATTCGTAATAAATACGAGCAAATTTCAATTAAGAAATATGATAAAGGTAATGGAGAATATTTATTGAAGTTATACTGTGTAACAAATACTGATAATTTAAATCTAACATATGTTATTAAGCTACGTTATACGATTAAATTATTTGGTTTACTGACATTTATAAGTTGCGAAATTAATTATACTGGATACACATTCAGTATGTATTTAGAGAAAGATGCTGGTAATGAATTTACAATAAGAATAGACCCAATTAAACTATACCCGATAGACAGTTATAATGATTTTATATATGCTATAGAATATGATATAGGTAAAAAGATAGACTTGTTTGATAATAAATATGTAGATGATAATTACAAATATCGTATCAAGTCATATATTGATGTATTAAAAGACATGACCGGGATAAAATTAAATGAAGAAAAGGAAACTGAGATAGAAAAGATGATGCAAGCAATTGATAAACTCGGTTCAGTCATAAATAGATATAGTATGTTTTTAGACGATTACTACAATTTATCTGATGAAAAAATAGATACTAAAACGATATATCCTAAGGAAGATGATGCAGCAGTATTTTTCATTACTAATAAAACCACTAATAAAGAGGCAAATAATATTACGTATACTGTTAATACCAATATACGTGTGGATGGTGAAATTATCGGTATTAAAATGATAATAATGTATTTCGATTATGAGACTTCTGTATTCTTTAGTGTGGTTAAGATAGAATACCAAGATTTACCACAACCTATTATAATACATTGTAGAGAAGTTGGTAAAAATAATAAAGTTTATTCTTATGATATGCCTATATCTGAAGATAAAGAGATAGTTGAGCAATTTGAAAGATTCACTGAAAGTAATGTAAATATATTGATTCAACTAATTAGTGAATCAATAGAACCATTGAAAGAATCAATAAAAGAATTGGAAAAAGAAAGAGAAAAGAAAGTAAATGCTTTCTTAGATAAATATATTAGAAAGGAAAAATAATATGATGACTACAGGGGAACTACTATCGATGATGTGTGATCTTGACTTATGCGGGATTGAGTGGAATAAAAATACTTTAGATGATAAAGTAAATACTATCATACAAAAAGTATTCTTATCAAATGATGAAGAAACTATGAGAAATCTTTTATCATATTTCAAGGACAAGTTATCTATGACTGTCATTTACTGCGTAAAGCAGTCTGGTCAAACTACAGTTGAGTTTAAATATTCTGCACCTGATGGAATAGTTAGTATGACTTGGGATCTAATCAATAGGAACGGTAAAGATATATTCGGCCCTAATAAGATGGGAATAGACCGTTTTGATAAAGATGATATGAGATATCTCCACTTAGTAAATAAATTTTTCGATACAATATCTGAAATGTTTTATAAAGTAAATGAAGAAAAGAAAGGTACTGCAATGGTAAATAATATGACTGTAAAAGAAATAGTTGATTTGAAACACAAAATCAATGATAAATATCAAGAACTTGAAAAGCTTAAGACGAGAACTAAATCTCCTATTATAATAAAGCATAGTTATTTAATGTATAAATCAAGATACGTTAATGATAAGAAGCGTTATGGGATAGCTCTTGAAACCGCACCAAATCTTACTGCCATATTCAGTAGTATGGATACTACTACATTTGAAAGTATTGAAAAATCTCATATAGACTTCCTTCTATTAAGAGGCCGAACAGATGCTGAATTTATAATAGAAATAAATACTTTTTCTATTAATATATATGAAGTAGATACTGGTTTGATGCTGACTGTTACTGATGAAATAATTAATCTCATTGGTAAAAGAATGCAGATGATATATGATGCATTAGATAAGATGTATACTGATACCGAAAAGAAATTCAATGATACTAAAGAATGGTACACTGATAAATTTATAGAAGCTATTAAAGTATCAGATAATATCGAAGTAATTAAGAAAGATTAAAATAAAATTTTCAAATAATAATTGAGATAAGATATTAATTAATATCTTATCTCTTTATTTTTTTATATTTCAATTATATATAATAAAGGTGTATCAATATATCTATTTATTAAAAAAAAATATAAAGCTCTTCTATTGAGGGCGAGGAGGAAAAAATGGCAAATGTACTTGAAAAAATAAAAATGTTGATAGCATCATAGCAGATATCAACATTACTGAGGACTTCACATTATCTTTATTCAAAAATGAAATAATATTTTTTGATAAGATGAATCGAAAAACGAGCTTCACTTCCATTCTTGTTACAAATTCAGAAGTGAAGTTTACTATGGCTGATAAGTTCACAATCAGCATAAATTGCGACGATGAACTTACAGTCGCGAGTAATGCTGGAAATGTAATTGAATTAGATATAGCTGAAAAAGAAAATGTATCTAATTCAATTACATTATGTATTAACATGATAGAAAAAAGCATTCGAGACTATGAGATACTTAGAGGTAAAAAACATGATCAGATAAAAGAAGAATTCTTTAAATTACTTATTTCACCTGATAAAACAGAGGAGGTGTTAGATGAATTATATTAAGAAGTATGGGATTAATTAATCCCATACTTCAATTTATTTTTTTTAATATAAGACAGTCTTATATTGTCTTCCTCTTTTATCTGTACCATAACTATTATCCAGCGAGAATCTTATTGGATTTATCTTATGGTCATCAGATGGTAGTGGGAAGTCATCTAATACATTACCATCTTGGTCTACTGCAAAGAAAGAATACTCTCCAGTATCTTCATTAAGGCTTATCTTAATAACAGGTTTTCTATGCTCATATTGGATATACTTATTTCCTTCAGCACTTCTGTTACTTCTATTACTTTGGAGTCTATTAGATATTAAGTCATCTAATTCAGCTTCATCTTCATAATGGTCTTCTATCATACTTAGTATTTCTTCATCTTCGTCATGATCTTCATTTATATAAAGACCATCGCCTGTGTTTATATAGTTTTCTTCTTCATAAGTACCATCACCAGTCATAGTATTTATAAAGTTTTTTCTACCATACTCAAGTATATTTTGAAGATATCCAGAACCCATTAAGCCTAAATCAGCAGCTTGTTGTTGAGCTTGAGCTTTATTCATCTCTGCTTCCATCTTAGCTAATTGAGCTTCATATTTAGTCTTTTGGTCCAAAGCATTCTTCTTAACACTTGCTATTTCTTTAATGATATTTAATTTCGTTTGCTTAGAAGATAATACCGTATCTGCTAAGTCTATAGCATATTTAGATAATCCTCTTTGCTTACTACCATTAAGTTCCTGATATCTCTTAAGTATATCTTTAGAGAATTTATCAGTTTCTTTAAGAGTATCATATAATAGAGTTAATTCCTCAGCATACTCTCTCTTAAACTTATTCTTATCTTTCTTTAATTTCTGATAAGCTTTTCTATTAGGATCTACTATCTTATCTACGAATTCACTATCATCAGTATCATCTTCTTTATAATAGTCTAATAAGTCTATATTAGGTCTTGGTATAGTAATCTCTACTAATTTACCATTCTTATCTATAAACTCACCAGTATAATCCATAGAATCTTCATTCAGAATATTTAAATCATTCTTCTTTTTTTTCTTCTTTTTCTTATCTTTCTTCTTTTTCTTATTGAATTCCTTTAATAGAGAATTAGTATGATATTCTTCTTGATGATACTCAGGTTCTTCTTCGACATCATCTTCATCATCTGAAGTATCTACATTATTATCACCAACTATATTAGTTAATTCTTCTAATAAAGATTTACTATATTCATTATCTTCATTTATATCTTTATCATCTTCTTCTTTAGGAAGAATATTTATATATAACATACGTTCTATCATTCCTTTCTGTAAAGTCTTATTAAGTGACTGTAATTACATTATAAAATTAAGATGACACATAGATAAACGAAATTAATAGAAAGGATTCAAATTATATATGAATAATATTTATAAATTAGATAATCCAGAATCATTAATGTTAGAAAACGTTATGTATTTTAAGAAAACTAAAGATAATCCTGAAGATAAGTTATTTATCATGTATAAGGATATGAAGAATAATACTAAGAATATAAAGATTATAAATAAACCAAAGATGGATGTATATATAACTAAGCCTCAATATAGAGATTATGATTATAATATGTCTGATATAGAATTAGATAAAGTTGATAAAGTAAGTTTGGAATATGGTAGACTTACTACAGAGATACCTAAAGTATTAAAAGATGAGCAATTATCAAAAATGGTTCAAGCTTGTTTTGACAATAGAGATTATGCTGGTTTGAAACGAGTCCATTGGAATAAGAATGTATTTGGTTCTGATATGGATATAGAGAACTATACTTATATACAATGGATGGCTAATTATTATAATAACTTACAAAAGAAACCGTCTTGTGTCTATCTGGATATAGAAACTGATATCTATCATAATACAGGTTTTGCTAAACCAGAAACTTGTCCAGTAGACTTAGTTACTATTGTAGATGCTGAGACTATGACTTCTCATACATTCTTACTTAAGACTAAAGATAATCCTTTAATAGAACCTTTTATAAAGGATATTAATAGTTTTAGAGAAGAGTTACATGATGCATTTGATGAATCATATGGTAGATTAACTTATAAGTTCTATGCATATGATGATGAAGTAGAACTATTAAGAGATTTATTTAAGTTGATAAACTCTTTAAAGAGAACTTTTGTATTTGTATGGAATATGTCTTTCGATATTCCGTTCATTATAAAAAGATTAGAGCACTTAGGAGTTGACCCAAGAGATATCATATGTGACCAAGCATTCCCAGTTAAGGAATGTTATTATGTAGTAGACACAAGACACTTTGATAGAGCTAATAAAGGAGATTACTTTAGATGTAGTAGTTATTCTAAATATCTTTGTCAATTAAATAGTTATGCTGCTATTAGAAAAGGTGGACACTCTATACCATCATATAGATTGAATAATATTGGTAAGAGAGAATTAAATGATGAGAAACTTGATTATAGTGAAGATGGTGATATAAAGACTCTTAGTAGAAGAAACTATAAGAAATATGTTATGTATAATATAAAGGATGTATTACTTCAACTTGGTATAGGTAATAAGACTAAAGATGCAGACTTCATATATCTGAATAGTTTATCTACATTTACTAAGTATGATAAGATATTTAAGCAAACTGTCTTCTTATATAACGTTGCTTATGTCAATTATCTTAAGCAAGGTTATATTATAGGTAATAATATAAATAATGATTATAGTAAGCCTGAAGAAGAAGATATAGAGTTATTGGAAGAGAAAGCTGATGGGGCATTAGTAACAGACCCATTATTGAATAAGAATGTTGGTAAAGTTATTATGGGATTCCGGAGTAAGTTTATATATAATAACGTTATAGATATGGACTTCTCATCAATGTATCCTAATATAATCATAGCTTTCAATATATCAAGAAGAACTATGATAGGCAAGTTGATTATAGAAAGAAATCAAGATGAATATTATAAATGCTATAACTATGAATCTGATTCATATGATGCTGGTAAAGAGTTTATGGATAATTATCTAACAGGTAATAATCTAATGCTTGGTAATAAGTGGTTTAATTTACCTAATATAAGTGATATGAATGAAAGATTTAAGAAAAGATTTAAAATAAAGGAAGCTGCTTAATATGGAATTAGATAGAAAGATTACTAAGTTAATTCAAACTCATAATAAAGTTATGGTTAAATTAGCTGAAAGATATATAATAGATATAAAGAAAAGATATTGCTTTGCTAATATAGTTAATATGGGATATGGTAGACACTGGATAATACTTCCAGATACTAATCCCATAATTAAAGTATGTGAAGAATTAGATATAGAATTTATTGAGTTGGATAGTACAAGACTATATGAATTATTGCAGAAAGATACTAATCTAAAATACTTTACTGAATTATTCATTAATCAGAATGATAATACCATAGTTCTTAGACGTAAAGAAGTTGAAGAAAAATTATGCACTATAGCTAAAGTATTAACTTATACTCCTAAAGAGATAGTTTATTATGATACTATAACTATGAAAGAGAAAGTTAATGTAGAAATACCTGTAGAAATGAATAGTAAATTATTTATTCCTATAGAAGATGGTTATGTATTTGAGTATACTAAATATCTTACTGTAGGAGCCAGTATTAAAGATAGTATATATAGATTATATGGTGTAGAGAATGAATTTAAAGTTACTGAATTAATGACAGGTAATAATTCTCGATTACATGATATAAGACCATATATATTCAATCATGAAAAGAATGGGGTTAATATATACCATCTATATCTAATCTTTAGAAGACAGTTTGAAACACACAATTAAGACTACTACTAAAGAAGAAAGGATGGAATTATATATGGCTTCAAAGATATTACTAACTTCTGTATATCCTGATGTGAGTAAAGGATTATCAGATAAGAAAGTTAGACAAGATTTAATAAATTCACTTAATACTTATATGAATCATAATAGCACTAAGCTTACTACTAAGGGACCTATATATAGAACTACTTATGGTACTAAAGATAGAGACCATTTATATAACGCTTGTAGTACCAATGAGAATGATTTGAGAAAGATTATAAAGACTATACCATCATTGAAATCTCAGCAGAATATAGTTAAAGAACCATATAATACTTTATGTGCTTTAGCTTCCAGATTTGCTATAATGACCAATGATGATACTTTCTTAAAACAAACTCAGATATTATTAATATTATCATTATATCCCACATTACATGCTAAGTATTTTAGATATGAACCTAATGAAGATATAATGGATTATACTATTAATAATCTATCTGAGAAGTTCATTGCTAAGAAAGAACCTACATTCTATCATGCAATGTTATCTATTACTATTAATGCTATGGATCTTCATAAGAAGAGATTAGTAGAAGGAACCGATGATAAGATAATAGGATATGTATTAGATGTAAAAACAAGATTATCTTCTCTATTTAAGAATATAGCAAGAGAGTTTTATGATAATCATAAGAAGAATCTATTCTTAGGTAAAGAACAAGATGATTTTGACCCAGACCAATATAAAGAATATGATTCTAATAGTTATGCTATAGAAAGGATAACTAATAAGGTTGTATTGAACTTATTAACTGAAGGAGTTAATTATAAATTAGTAGATATATCTGCTAAGATGAATACTGTATCTATATCTGAATTAAGAAATTATCTTAATCAGTTAATAATAACTGAGAATAGAGAAGATATTAGAAAGATAGTAGAAGCATTAATTACTTTATATCTACAAGATGATGGTTCTAATAGACCAGAAGATATAAATACAACTAAATTTGTGTTAAAATCATTAGACTACTATAGAAGTTCTAATATTATAAATAAGAATATGATATTAATAAAAGATATATTGGATAAATGGATGAAGATGGTAGGAACTATGGATAAGACTAATAGATTAGCTACTATTAATAACTTTAGAAGAGCATTCTTCTTATTCTTCGTTTATAGTATCCAATATGCTAATCAAAAATAATTATATAACATAATTGTAAAGGTGAAGTTACTTTTACCTCTCTTTTCAAATATATAACATATAAAATAGTTTGTAATCCTCTTAGATTATACTAAAAAGTTTATGCCTTTCGTGAGGGTCAGAAAATACTTCTGACCAAACTTGGAACTTCTTCGGAAAAAAGGATGTGGAATATAACTTAATTAAGTTATATTCCATTAACCTTTGTCTTTTTATATATTATTCTTCATTATTAGTAGATACTCTCACTTTATCTTCAGCTTTTTGTCTTTCTACTTCTAATACCGCAGCATCATAAGCTTCTTCATATTGTTGCCATGGTAGCATAGGTAATAGTATTTGATTCAATACTTTAACTAATTTATCTCTTGTTATATTAGAATCATCACTACTATTATTTTCACCGACCATAGTCTTAATTATATATTGACTTAAGTTATCTGATGTAGCTAATAGGTCATTTATATTACCATAGTTAAGCATCTTAGGACTATTGAAGCTAAATTCAAAGTTAGATAGAGTAGCATTATCTATTCCTATATTAGAATACTTAGCTAATCTTGAATATAAAGTAGTTAATCCATCATTAAAGTCTAATTGATAATCTACTACTCTTGCCATGAATTTAGCATTAGCTATTACTAATGTCTTAGCATAGTCTGCTTCATTTACATAGTTCATTATAACAGATGGTACACCAGTAGCATTAATATAATCGGTTCTCATATCTTGTAAGAAGTCCGTATTCATATTAACGTCTTGACCACTCATAACATCAAAGTCTATTCCTTTAACATCATCAGGTCCAACTGGAACTACTATATCTCTATTAGCAGTATTAACATGTCTCATCATACCACTATAAGAAGAGAAGTTAGTAAAGTTAGGAGTTCTTTCACTTATACTCCTCATAGCTTTCTGAACTTTATTAATAGTATTTCTATCCATGATAGAATTCTTTACATAGTATATTCTAACATCATTACTTCTATCTATAGCACTCATAAACTTGAATATATACATACCAAGATACATTTGAGCTTTAAATAGAGAACGTTTAAGCATAGAAGTTCCATAACCATCTAAGTCTGGAGATATTTTAAACTCGGTTACATATTCTAATGGAATATATTGGAAAGTTATTCCTTTAGAATAATAATCATTATATAATAATGCTTGAGCTATAGTATCTTTAAACTTAATATGATTCAATAAGAACTTTCTACTGAAAGCTTGATATATCTTATCAGTTAATGATGATACGAAACTCTGTTTTCTATCTAAAGCCATATTAGATAGATTAACTCTACCGAATATAGTATCAGTATTAACAGAGCCACTACATTCATTGATATTTTCAAATAGATAGATATATCCTAATATTTCATCACCTATACCTATAATAGGTAACATCTTTCTTGGGTCTACTAATTTAAAGTAACAGCCAGTTATATCTGAGAACTTCTCAGATTTTATATCTCTAACACCATCACTATATGGATTATTAGGCAATTTCTTTTCATCAGTATACTTCTTAACGAAGTCATCAAACTCTTGACCACTTGTAGAAGAAGTAGCTTTTTCAGGATCATACATTGCTTCCAATAACATTGGATTTATATCAGTATCCAATATAATATTGACAGAAGTATCTCCTACTTCATTTCTTACATTGAATCTTTTATCTGCTTGTAATGACTCATTAAACTTATTAAGATTCTCCATAAGAGTATTATCTTCAGCAAGATATAATTGGGTTACATTCATAGATTCGAATAATGGATTCTTTTTACCATTACTATTATCTACTTTTCTTCTTTGGTCTTTCTTCTTAGAACCATTCATCTGTATAAAGAATTTTGATTTCTGTATAGAGGCCGTAGTGAATATATGACTATACGGTATAGTCATAGCATAATAAGTTCCCAAAGCCAATGTCTTAGGAACTATGAAGCTTTTAATCTTATGCGGGAGACCATACATCTTCTCAAGCTTCTCCATCTTAGATATATTATCACTCAATATATCTTTATCAGCAGTATTAGTGAAATTCAATACTCTGGATATTCTATTAGATAATTCATCTGATGTGCATATTGCATCTCTCGTAGTATTGATAGCTTCCTCTAATTCATATAGATGCTCAGATATGATAGATAATCTATCATAAAGAATATTTCTATTCTTATTAGCTTGAGACATCATATCAAATATAGATTCATTATTTATACCAAAAGCAGATTCTAAAGAATTAAGACCCTTATTGAAGTTTCTATTCTCATTCATAGTTAAATCTTCATAGAACTTGAATATATTATCCCCAGTCTTATCTTTAAGATTTTGGACACTATCATCCAAAACATCATTAGCTTTCTTCATAAGTATATCTAATTCTCTACTACGAGTATTATCATAACTACCTGTCTGTCTACCTATATTATTGAGTAAATCATTTATTGTAGCATTAGTACGTTGAAGAGTTTTGACTATTCGACGACTAATCTTTTCATTATTTCTTTTAGCCAATAGATTTCATCACCTTTCTTTTTAATTTGCTAATTTTCTATTACACATTTGTGTCAATGATTACAAATGTATGGTATAAATGACAGATATATATCATAGGCTTGTATCAAATATATTAATTTAAATAAAAGAGAGGTTAGTAAAATGAATAATTATGAAAAAATAAAGAGGCGTTTTAAAAGACGGCGAAATGACTTTAGGAAGTGCATGATTGAAGAAGCCCTAACGAGTTTAGGAAATCCAACTAATGATGAAATTAATAGTGGTGTGAAGTATTTTAAATATTCGGATGAGATTCGTTCATATGTAGCACAATTGCCACCCACAACACAATCTTGTCCGAAGATAACTGCTACAGAACGTATTTCAAGAAGTGAATTTGAAATCAATAATACAAATTGCCTATGATGTGAATAAAATACTCAAATAGAAAGGAAGTATTAAATGGGAAAAGTATATACGTATTTTTCATATATAAATATATTAAATAATTTGAATAATTTAAGTGATATGTCAAATTATACAGAAAGTAAAAATGTCGAACCAGCTGATGAGATTAAGCTAACTGATTCGGTTAAATATATCAGAAATCTAAAAACTAATGAATGGTCAGTTATAATATATGATAATAGGTTAGCAATGCTTGGTGGCAAGCATGAAGAATTAATTCGATTTACTAAAGTGAATAATCCTGATGAAGAATTATATGTGAAATTAAATAGTAAAGAAGCTACATTCTTGGTCGATAGAGAAGGTAACCACATCACTATATTTAGCACTGGGTTTCATTTTAGTGATGATGAGATAGATGCGATATTCGATTCAATTGATTATATATCGAATATTATGATTAGTGGTAAACCAGATGTTGTAAAACGTCTAAATAAAATAATTGAAGAAGAGTAGAAAATGAATAATTATGAAATGAGAAAGAGAAAATTTAAAAGAGTTAGAAATGATTTTAGAAAATACGTTCGTAGACACACACAAATGTATTTAGAAAGTATGAAGGA